TAATTTTTCTAAATCTAATGCTGAACATTTACTTGTATAACTTTCCTCATTTTGAATAAAATTAATACCTTCCAGTTTAGATTTATATTCAATCATATATATAAAATTATAGTACGGCAAAGAAACAAAATTTTGATTGTTCCATTTTCCGCAAAGGTGGGAAGGTGGAAAGATTTAATTATCACCAAAGTAATTATTTAACATACATTTTCAAGCAACTGAGTATGTGTATCTTACAAAGCCCTAACGAAACTATAGTAAAAATAAATCGATCTGGAAATTTAGGACAACCGTTTAAAGATTTTTTATTTTTCTTCCATTTTGATAGCAACTTAAAATATACGTTTATATTTTTATCAACTAACATTAAAATTTGTTGTGAACTACCAATTGGTAAATTTCTATATGAGTTTTTAGATATTCAATATATAAAAATAAAAACATGGAAAACTACCATTTTAAATATATAAAATTATGGAAGAACAAGATACAGACAATTTTATATCAATAATGAATTATATCGGTAAGGTAGATTAGGGAGTAGCAATAGACTTATCTTTAAAAATTAGCGATGAAATATACCACTTAATCTATTGGTTTGATAAAGATGACAATTATAAAATGTCAGCAGAAGAAAAATTCTTAAAAAAATATGAAATCAATAATATTTATGAATACAAAAATTATAAAAAATTAGCTTTTTTTATTCATAATTATATAATTAAAGACAAAACTAATCTATTAAAAAGTTATAACATTATTGAGTAATTAATAATTTATTATAATTGTTTTTATATCATTTGGTTACAAAAAGTAATTATTATCATTTTCTTACTCAATTTGACATTTTAACTAAGTTTCTTCGCATTTGTACTAGTTCTACTAGTCACCGAATTACTTGCCAACTTTCTAGTACCATTTCCCACATTATTAGCACTTGTACTAGTAACAAGATTATATGACTCTACAATTGGCTTACTATCTTCTTGTTCTACATCTTTAAAAATTATATTAACACTACTGAAACCACCAACTAAATTTGGATCATCATTATAATAAACACCATTTCTATCACTCCAACCACCTCTAAGTATGGCTAACTGGTTTTTTCTTCTATCACTATCTTTATTAATTAAAATATCACCAAGCAAAGGATCTATACCAATTGTTTGTTTATCATTATAAGAAGATCGTTTATAATCAATTAATGTACTTTGTCCCATTGATGTCAAATCACTATCACTTGTGCGTAAATTAGTCTCATATTTCACTCCACCTACATTTTTAATTGCACCATCACTTCTTTGTGATGACACATCACTACTAGACACCGAACTAGGTTTTTTACTTACCCTATTTTTATATGTTGGTATTTTTGTAGCATACGTAGATTCAATCACAGTTCTTCGTTTAGCACCAAAAATTGCACCTTCTCTATGATAATCTTCATTTGCTTGACATACAAACTCTATATTAATACTATCTACACCTTCAATTTCATTTTTTAATCCTCTGATAATATCAGCTTTAACTATTCTATCATATCTATCATTATTCGCAAAATAATCAGATAAATAATTGATAATTTGTTCCTTAATATTTTCTTCTGGTTCATTATCAAACCTTCTCAAATAAACATTAGCAACATACATTCTTATATCTGGTGTTAATATAGTTATCTTTGCAGTTATGCTAATTATACCCTGTTTTTTAAGGTATGATATAATTCTAGTTTCTTCATATTCATCCAACTTGAAAGCATCAAAAGGTACATTAAAATAATTTATATCCTCAACAAAATAATTAGTTATTTTTGGTATTAAAAATAAATACATTTCATTAATATTAACTTCATCTAAATCACCATCACTATCAATATCTATCTCTACCATATCTAATGTATTAAAGGCATTAACTTTTGAAAATAAATTTAATTTTTTCAAATGGTAGATAAATTGTTGTGGCGTAGCCAAAACGAAATTACGTGAAACATAAGGAACTACACTTTTTGTATATTCTAAACTTTCGCCATCAGAAGCAAATGTTATTTCATTCTCAACAAAAACATTAAACAATTCTTGTGAATTCACTACATTGCCATCTGAATCCTGAATATCATCAACAAATTCGAAATCATTAGTTTTCGAATTAGGAATATTACCTATAATACCATCAGTTAAAAGATATTTAACCTCTATCACCGAGCCCAACACTGGAACTACACCATTTACACTATTACCAAAATATATATCTAATCCACCATTAAATCCGGTTCGAGTGAAGCAAGCATTCTCATCTTCTAACATGTCATATAAATGATTACTAATTGTCATATTAACTCCATCTACAAATACTTGATATTCAAAATTGTCTATTGTTTGATTATTATCTACAATTACAGCTATTGATTGGTTTTTATCACCAGTACCTGTAAATTTTTGAGTCTCATATTTACCTTGGACAATATTTACGAAAAATTGACAACCTGAAGTTAACGGATAAATATTCTTATCTGCACCAACTTTGAGTGTATAAAATAGTGAATTTGTTTTATTTTTTAATGTAGTATCATCAAAAATTACAACTGCACCACCTTCAATTTTTTGTGAAATATTAGTACCTTGTTTCAATTTAAATTTCAACGAACCTTTAGCAGACATTGCTCTTGATGGATTATGTCCAGAAATCCTTGCCATATTTAATATCATTCTCTTAGTTTTTGATTGCTCGATATCAAATTGTCTAACTACATTTTTAGTATAAAGAACATTCTGTCTAAAAAATTCTTTCATTTGTTGTAAAAGTTGACCATATGGTGAAGACGCATTGAATAATATACCAGATTTGTTGTAGGTTTCTGACAACCAATTATTAACTTGAATAGTTAAATTAGTAAAATTTAATTCTACATACTCAAAAAGTTTCTCTGTTCGTTTCTTATCAGCCATCACTTAATTTTATTTTTTAATGTATCACCAACAACCTGAACAAGATTGTTTAAATTTTCTTGTTCTACTGTTTCATAATTATCTAAAATTTTAAATTTAAAAATATAAGATGTTTTTCTATATTTTGATATTTCTAAATCAACACTTTGTTCATTACTCAAATTTATAGCAAAACTAAAAAATAATGATTTACAAGGCATTATTTTAATTTTAGGTTCATACTTAAACCCAGTCACTGATAAATCTGACACATCATTCTCACTAAGCCATTCATTAACCAAAACCGCAGGAGACTTAATAAATTCAGATAAGATCTTAATGTTATCTCCAAATTTAGTTTTTTCGAAAACATTTTTTAATTTGGATTTAAATTCTTCCATATCTTCAAAACCTAACCTAACATATTCACAATTAATATCATACAAATAAGTAAAATAGTTTTTTGTTATTTTATATTTATCTTCACTAACAATAAATATCAATTTTGTATAGATAATATTAATATCGTCGTATAATATACTATTCATAAAAACCACTAATTTTAAATCATTAGAATCTTCAATTTTCTCATAAACTGTATCAACTGATACAACTTTTGTTGAGTCAAAACTTTCTTTAATGTTATTCACTAAATCTGAAATTAAAATTTCCATAATTTAAATTATTTTATATGTTATATCATACCTATCTTCAAATAACGACGAATTAGATTCGTCCACTCTAAGTATAGATATTTGTATACCTTTATAATAACTAACAATAGGACTACCAACACATTCAAATCCATATGCCTTCAAATCCACTAACAATTCTATGCCATTTTTTTCTAAAATATCATACGCTCCACTATAATCATCAGTAACACCAGAAACATCACGCAAATATAAATTTTGCACATAAACTGTATCGCCACTACGAAATAAATCCTCAGTAATTATAACTTGAGTAAATCCAGTTTCACACCAAGTAACACCAGTCACAATATCAGTAGTATTGGTATAAATATTCTCATTAGTATAATAACTGTTAACAAAAGTAGAATCTTCAGGTACTGCAACATTATACGATGATACATCTGTAGGTAAATCAACGTTAAAAATATTAGTTTCTGTTATAGTGTTATTATAATTAAAATTCATATTTAAATATAGTCGTTGTCCATATAAAGCAAAATCTGGTTTAACTATAATATCTAGTTTTTGTTTATATCTCAAATCACTATCTAATACAATAGAAACTACACCAGAATCAGTAGATATATTATCATTAATTATATTTAATAACATCTTATTTGTGAATGACATAGCAGAACTATAAGATGCTCCTATATTAGCAAAATTATAGTTATATGCATCTGTAGCTAAAATAGTCTGAATTTCATCATATTCTACACCCACTACATTAAATTTTAATCTAGGATATGTTCCAGCATTATCCACTGAAATTTTAGCCGTAGCAGAATCAATAAATTGATTAGTTTGATATAAAGTTAACAATGCTTCCATATTAGTCATCTTAGAACGTAATTCGTCCATACTGGTCTGAGTATAAATTAAACTCTTCATATCTTGAAGATCCATATTAATTCTCACAAATTCATTAATAATATTAATAAAATTTTCATTAACTCGATAATATTTTTTCATCATTTCATTATACAAATCAAAACCAAACATATTATAAATCGTAGATGGATCATATGTTAGCGGCAAAACATCATTATCAATATTATAATGAATATTCAAATTAAACATATATGATAATCCATCTTGACTACCATTAGTTACTAATTTTTGATAAGGTGTTATTAAATCGTCAAGTGAATCATCATCACTTTCAGGATTATTAAGAAATTCAATACCATATAAATTAGTATATGAATATGTGTTACCTTCATTATCTTCCTCTATTATTTCATAATACCATAATACTGCATTAAAATCAAAATCAGCAGGCGGTTCTTCTTCTATTGATATTGAATTAAATTCATCAAAATTATCTACCTCCATACCAGCTATATGCATCTTATAATAGTGATCTCTATTAAAATCCATATACATACCATCTATCTTATTAGAATTAAAATTACTCAAATTTTCAAAATAATACTCATCACTTAACCCAACATTATTTGTTAACATCATACCATAATAATCACCTTGATATCTTAATTTGTCACCATCTGTACAAAGATATGTATTATCATTAGTATCAAATTGACCAAAGTAAGAACCAGGATAATCTACTGGTGTTGTTCTTATAGGAGAATTTAAACTTTCCGCACCTAATATTTCATTTTGTATTTCTTCTGAAAGTACTGGCATTTCAAGATTTGGATAATAATTTGTTGTTGCTCTTGTCCCAAACAATACTGTTGGTGTTGCACCAACTTGGTGAGGTATATAAGCTGTAATTTCTTGACCTGTTCTTGATGCAGTTTGAATGTTTGATACCTGATTAATTTCACCAACATATTGCACCAATCTATCATAATCTAAATATATGTTTGTGTCTGTGACAGTATCACTACCACCTAACCCTTGAAAAATATGATCAATCCAAATCCAAGTACTTGTACCTGTAATTTGTACTTGACCAATTATATACGTAGTACCTGTACTTAAATCACCAGGAATACTCACTACTCCATCACCTATTAATTGTATAGGATCACCAACTTTAAATTTACATTTATCATCAGCAGTAATCTTAGGTGTATTATTACTATCATATTGATAATCTCCAGATTCTAACACTGAGGATATATTATATTGTATTATTTCCCTTTCTTTCCATAAATATTTTCTAAAATAATCTACATTAATTGCAGTACTTGCATTAACATTATCAAAATCTGGCAAATTTTTATCCCAATCAACTTTATGTACACCTGGCTCAAAATCAATAATATTTAATTTTCTACACCATTTCCAAAATATTTGTTCAGTTGGTGTGAATCTTTCTCCAATATTATAAAAATCTGTATTACTATTAATTCTACTTTCATGTAATGTAGAATCATAATTAGCAACATAATTCCTTAAAGATTCTACTAATTGTTCAGAAAATTCTACTGGGTTATCAACATTTGAATCAGCTGTATAAAATGGAGCATGACCTTCATCTGATTTTGGCATAAAATCTAATATGCTTTCCTTATCCCTTGCTGATGATGTTCTAGTTGTTTGTTGAGGTATATTTAACAATGCAAATTTTGTGAAATTAATTTTATAATCGTCACTATAATTTGCTAAATTTAAATCATGACTCGCTGAGGGAAACGCATAAAAAGACGTTCCTTTAACTTTCATTTGTTTATAAAGTGGTGTTCCCATATTATCTATCTGACTATTTTTTATTATATATAAAAAAATGGCTTTCACATTTAATATATATTTGTATGGAAAATAGATTTATTGAATACATTAACGAATTTCACACACCTTGGATAGAATCTCTACCTGATGGTACATCAAAATTCAAACTGCTTAGGTTTTTAGAATTTTTAGCTAAGGGTATTAATGAAGAATTAAAGTTTGGATTAAGACAATTCCGCAAACCAAATGGTAGGTTTGGTACACATTACATAAAATCATTAGGTGTAGGATCATTTGGTACAGCATTTGATCTTAAATCTGAAAGAGTATTAAAAATTACAGGAGATTCTAGTGAGGCATTATATGCTCACAAAATTATTAAGTATGGTAACAAATTTAAAAACCTAGTAAAATATTATAAAGTTGTTAATTTAGAAGGAGCAAAATCTGATGATGGATTATATGTTTTAGTTATGGAAAAAGTCAATAAGCTTGAATATACTCAATATCAACGGTTAGCATTATTATCCTATGATCATCATAGTGATTCAGAATTTACATTAACTCAATTTATTGAAAGAGGTATGGGTTTTTATCAAGATCATTATAATTTTAAAAATATTTATAATGAAGTCAATGTAATGTGGGAAGACATAAAGAATATTTATAAAGAATGTGATGATATAGATTTAAATGAGCCAGATATACATATGGGAAATATTGGTCAAATAGATGGTAGAATAATATTTTATGATATTTCAGATAATTTAGATTTAATTGATTATGACATACCAAAATTAAATGTATCTCAAATTTTACACCAACTTGGAGGAAATAAAGATTATGATCCAAGAGAAGATAGCGCATTTTAAATAAGAAAAACCTAACGATTTTTAGTTAGGTTTTTATATTTTATATCAACTAAGATTTATTCTTCTAATTTAAGATTAAATATTTCAAAAAGTTTATCTTCTAATTGTTTATGATATTCTTCAGTCATAATACCACTTTCTATATTTACATTTTGCCATTCCTCACCATTTATAACAAATATTGAATCCTTAGGACAATCTAACGTTACCAATAAAACTTCACGAATTTGCAATAATTTTGGATTGTTAAGTTCTTTTTCTATCATAGAATTAAACTTGGAATAATCTGGGGAAAATTCATACCAATAAGTAAGAACCCAGCGTATTAAATATAATTGTTCATCTACTGGAAGCAATATGATTTCAGTAAATAAATCACTTATATCTTCCTTAGTGCCAGCAGTTTTTATAGTATCAAAATCACCTTTATAAAGTGTCCGTAAAGTCGATTCTAATATTTGTTTTTCTAATATCGTATTTTTGGGGCTAAAAAAATTGAATGTGTTCATATTTTAATTTGTCAGTTATTGTTATACTTATAATTGCAAAGATACACAATTATTTTCAAATAAAAAGTTTTTATGCTGTTCCGTACCATAATCTTTTATTTAACTCCATTCTAATAAGAGGAATATCTATTTGATTATTCATCACATTCTCTTCTACTTCAATAACATTTTCATCTCTAATATAATTATGTTCTTTTGCAAATCCTAAAACACATTCACTATTTTCTAGTGTCTCTTCAAGAACTATTAAAAGGGTTTTTAATGCTAATGTTTCTGCTTGTCTATAAAAATTAATTGTACCTTTATCCATTTTCAAATTTTTCTAATTTAAATTATTATATGATTCACACCATAATCTTTTATTTAACTACATTCTAATAAGAGGAATACCTATTTAACTATTTTTATCATTTTCAATTTTTTCTAATTTAGTTTGTCGTTCTTTACGTTTTTTATCTTGTTTATAATTATCTGTAAGGTTTACTAATACTGAATCTTCTGATTCTAATAAAAATGTAAGTTTTAAGTAATCGCCACATTTCATAGCCATAAAGCCACCAGTTTCTGACCAAAACCCAGATTTTCTATTAGAAGCATCCATCAATAGTTCAAATGCTACATGTTTCAAATCATTTAATGTTGGTATTTGTTGATCAATACCCCAACTCCATTTAACTAACTCCATGTGTGCTTTAACTTTCTCAAAATCAAACTTGTCTATTATTTCATCAATATGTATATCTTCACTATATGTCATTCATTTCTATTTTATATATAAACTCTCATAAACAATACTATCATTACTTTTACCAATAGTTCTTTTAAAAGAGCTATTTCCACTTAAAATATACTCATGAGTAGAATATAGTTTTTTTGGTACACTAAAAGTGTTATCTTCTTCACCACTAATACCATCAAAACTTAAAATATATTCAGCGTTTTGGTTTACCATCCAATGCCAAAGATTATCATAATCTATTGCACCATAATACATACCTTTAGTATTTGCATATGGTGGATCAAGATATAAAAAATCACCATCTATTGATGTGATATCAGAATATGATATATTTTTAAATTGAACATTATTATCATTTAATAATTTTGACCATTCAAGTATAACTTTTTTTAATGTTTTTGGAATTATACCATTTCTTGTTATATGAAAAGAATTATTAAAGTTACCTTTTAAATTATATCTTGGCATACCATTTGTTGTAGTTCTCATAATAAACATGAAGTCATCAGGATTCTTAAATTCGTTAAATCTTTTTCTCACAGAATAAAAATACTCTTTTTTTCTAGTAGTATCATCATCAACATTCAACTCTTTCCACATTTTTTCATAAGAAGTTATTATATCTTGTGGAGATTCTTTTATTTTACACCATAAATCAATTAAATCATTATTAATATCACTACAAATATAATTATCAACTTTTATATCACTATCTAATAGTGCTCTTAGCATACTACAACCACCACAAAATGGTTCATAATATGTTTTAATTTCCTTTGGAAATTTTGATAATAGCAAAGCACTTTGGCTTCGTTTACTACCACTCCATTTTATTGCTGGTTGAAATTTTGACATATTCTATATATGTTCATTATTTTAAAAA